AAAAGGTAACTTGGGTTTTCCGTTGTATTGATGCAATTGCTGGAAACCAAGCCAGACTGCCGATGATTTTGCGTAAAGACAATTCACCTACTGGTCAAGTTGTTAATAAAAACAATCCGCTTTTAGATATTCTTAACTCAAAAGCCAATATGGGAGAAAACTCCTTCATATTCCGCTATAGAGTTTCTTCTCAGCTTTTAATGAGTTCAAGAGGCGTGTTTATTGAAAAAGTAAGAGGGCGTGACGGTCAAATTATCGCCCTTCATCTTCTTCCGCCTCAACACACCGCCCCAATTCCTGATCCCAAGACATTCGTTTCTGGATATGAAGTTGATATGCGTAATGGAACCAAAGTCATTCTAAAACCAAGTGATGTTATTTGGATTCGTAGACCACACCCTCTTGATCCTTATCTTTCTATTACTCCAATGGAGGCGGCAGGAATTGCGATTGAGTTAGAAAACTTATCAAAACTCTATAACCGCAACTATTTGCTCAATGACGGCCGTCCGGGTGGACTTCTTGTTGTTCGTGGTGAAATGGAAGACGACGACAAGGAAGAGTTGCGTAACAGGTTTAGAGGAAACTTGAGTCGTACTGGCTCAACTACGGTTATCGCATCAGAAGATGGTGTTGATTATATTGACACTTCAGCCTCGCCACGAGATGCTGCCTACACGCAAATGCGTCAAATCCAAAAAGAAGAAATACTTTCTGCGTTTGGTGTACCTGAATCAGTTATCGGAAACGCTGCAGGGCGTACTTTTTCTAACGCATCAGAAGAACTGCGAGTCTTTTGGTTGGAAACAATGCTTCCACACCTTGAACCTCTTGCTCGTGCTTTGGATGATCTTGATGAAAAGTATTATATTGATTTTGATACGGGAAGCGTTCCTATCCTCATCATGGCAAAGCAGGAACGTGCGCGCTACTTGATGGACGAGTATCAACAGGGTCTTATCAGTGTCAACGAATATCGTGACGGAACAGGCAAAAAGAAAGTTGATTCAGAATTGGCTGACAGTCTTTTGGCTAACCCTAACTTGACCCCGATTGCCAATACTGAAAAACCATTTAAGCCAGAAGAACAGCAACCTGTTGATATGGCCGCGGCTGGTGCTCCTCCGGGAATGCCAGGAGTCGTTCCAGGATCACTAACAGACACCGCAGGGCAGGCTCCAACGCCTGAACTACCACCAATGGGCACAACTCCACCAATGCCGACTACGGCACCTGATGGCGCTCCTGCGGGTATGCAGACGGCAACTCCTCCGGCTCCCGACGGCATGCTCTCTGGTTCCTCTTCTGAACTCATGACGAAATCTGCTGATTACGAAATGATTAACGACGATTGGGACACAAAAGAAGAACAAGACTCCGATAGGTGGGTTGAAATACTTGACCGTGCCCTTGAAAGACTTTTTGAACGTCAACAGCGTGTTGTTCTAGAAAAAGCTTCTGGAACGAAATCAGGAAAAGCATTGATTCAAAAGAATCTTTCAGTTGATGCAATTTTTGACAAAGAAGTTTGGGACAAACAACTTGCCGAAGACATCTATCCCGTTCTTAAATCTGCTGGCATGGACGCCGTTGTGTTGAGTTCACAAAGGTCAGGGATGCCTCCTGATGTTGAAGAAGCAGATATAGAACAGATTGTCTCTGAACAAGTTGCAAGACTGCAAAAAGCAAACACAAACACCCGTGACGAAGTTGCCGCAGCAGTAATGATTGCAATGGCTCTTGGTGATGACGAAGACAAGCACAGCATGCTTAGGGCCGCACTAATTGCAATTTTTGCTAACTTGATCGGCAAACGCAGACGCACTATGGCTGAACTTGAAGCACAAACATCACACAATGCTGGAATTTATTTTGCTGGAAAGTCCGCTGGATCACCTCAAAAAACATGGATTACCCGTAAGGACAGTCGTGTTCGGGGGGAGCATGTTCTTCTTCACGGAAAAACTGTTGATTTGGACGAAGGATTTGTAATTGACGGCGAAACGCTTAGATTCCCAGGCGACCCTCTTGCTCCAATTGGATCTACAATCAACTGTCGCTGCAGACTTAGAATTAGATAGTTTCAGTAAACCCTCTAAATCACTTTAAGTAAAGACTAAAATAATTAGCCTTTGTTTCTTTGATCCTCTGTAAAATGTTCTACTCTTGTATGAATACAGGGAGATTTAATGCCTACAGTTCAGCAAGCAATTGATACACAATACAAAGTAATGCCAGGTCAAATAAACATTGACGAGGCACAAGGCATTGTTGAATGCTTCGTTGCTGGTATCGGCAACAAAGACTCAGTTGGCGATATTTGTGTTCCAGGCTGCTTTACTGAAAGTCTCAAGCGCCGTAAGCCTCGTGTTGTGTGGGGTCATAACTGGAACGAACCAATAGGTAAAGTTCTTGAGATTTATGAAGTAAGCCCTAACGACCCACGCCTTCCAATGAAAATGAAGCGTGCTGGTATCGGTGGTCTTTACGCCCGCGTGCAGTTCAATCTCAAGTCTGATCGTGGTCAGCAAGCATTTGCCGATGTTTCCTTCTTTGGTGAAGAACAAGAATGGTCTATTGGATACAAGACGCTAAACGCCGATTATGACCAAGGAATGCAAGCAAACATCCTTAAAGAAGTTGAACTTTACGAAGTTTCTCCAGTTCTTCATGGCGCAAACCAACTGACTGCAACCATTTCAATAAAGTCAGATGAAAAAAATGCTGGCATCTACGACGTTGAAGATACCGACAATTATGCAGGTCCTCGTGGAGAAGATGGTGGAGTTCCAGCAATGAACCCAAGTTCTGGCATAGCCGGAAACCTTGCACGAGCAATTGCCACCCGTTTTGGTGGCGCAGTTCGTCTACGCACAGCAGATAAAAACATTGCAATATTTGACCATATGCATGAAGGCGAAAAGATGACCATGCGTGTCACTTACCATTTTGATGGTGATGAATTCATGTTTGGAAACCCAATAAGGGTAAAGCCAGAAATCATGTACATTCCAGAAAATGACAATGCTCCAGCAGTAATGCCACAGCCAAATGGCAAAAAACCACAAAGCAATCCATTTGCTTCACAGTATCGCGACGAACTCAATCAGCCTGGCGTTCCCGATGAAATCAAACCAAAAGCATGTGGCTGTGGATGCATGGGTGAAAAGTCAACTGACGAAAAAGCAGCACCAGGTGCGGATGCATTGAACCAGATTGCAAACATCGTAGGAGTGGATGCACCACAAGAAAGAGTCACGGGGGATGTAGCAAGAGGTTACGGTCCTCGTAGAGGCAATCTTGAACAACTGCTCAGGTATTGGCGTCCAATTATGCGCAAAGAGGGCGGTTTCCGTCGTTGTCGGGTAATTCTTGCTGACCACCCAGAACTGTATCCACTGAATAATATCTGTGCTTGGCTACACCACGAAACAACGGGTCTGTGGCCGAATGAGGGATGTCATCATCCTGGAATGAAGAACTGCCGTAATAAGATTAAAAAAGGCATTAACGGTTCTCTCTGGAACGACCGTCAATGGAACGACCGTATGGATTCTCGTTTTGGTAAGGGTCTTGAGTCACCTGAAGAGTATGCAGAATTTGAGAAATCAGCAGTTTACGAACTCAAAACATTTATTGACCAAGAACCAGAAATGATGAAATTTCTTTCTGATGATTCCAACTGGGAACATTCTGGTGAAGATGAGACTGGTGCCATAGTTGTTCATATTGGTCGTGAAGCCGGCGAATCAAGCGGCAGTGGGTGCGGGTGCGGTGGCGATGAAACCGATAAGCCAAAACCAGCAATGAGAATGATTAACGCTTTGCTTTCTCTTCAAAAGTCAATTGAAACCGATATGGATACCAAAGCTGGTCGCATGATTAGCAACAGAAATATGGGAAAGCTAAAAGAAGCAATGCAAATTATTGCAGCAGTAATTGAAGCTGCGCAAGCCCCAGAAATGCAAATGAAGGCTTCTGGTGAAATAAGAATTAAAGCAACAGGTGACCACCTGTACAGCATTAATGAAGCAATATCACCAATCGTTGATTACTACAAACTTGATTCTGAAGTTAGGGAGTCCGGTATCTATTTTAGTACTAGTCTTTCAGAAGATGCTAAATCAGCTATCGGAAATGTGATCAATGGATACAAGTCAGCAGATAAAGCGCATGAGTCTTACTAAGGAAACATACTCTTATGGCGTATACTTCTCAAAACGGTTTACCAAAAATCGCATCAAAATTTCATTGCATGGTTTCAGGCGAAAAGCGCATGGAGCCTTGTGCTGGATGTACAAATCCCAGAACTTGCGTTTCGTCAACAATGCAATACAAGGAGAAAAATAATATGGCAAATGAACCGACCGTAAAACTAGCCGCCGATGGAACAATCACGTGTGCTAAGAATCTTGAACTAACCGAATGCGGTTACAAGGTTGGACAACCCGTGTGTGGAAAATGTGGCGCTGCTGCTGAGAACGTTAAGAGTCTTGAAGTCTCAGACGACGACTCCGATGGATGGGTAACCGCAGATACCGACACCAAGGGAACCAAGATGCCTGTTCCAGAATTTGAAGGAATGGCAGAAATGGCAGAAGACGAAATGGATGAAACCCCAGTAGCAAAGCGCAAGAAGGCTCGCAAGACTCGTCTTGAAAGCATGGGAATGAAGTCTGCTGATTGGGATGATGATGCGTTTATTTGTGCTTTTGAGCGCAAAATGTACCCAGGTCAAGCAACAGTCTGCGCACAGTGCCCAGGTGGTTGCGCTCCAGAACAAGACATGCCGTCACTTCTTGAAATTGAAGGAATAGCACAAGACATGTTCAGCGGTAAAGTTCTTGACTCTGGATACGCAGACAGCACCGACATGTTTGTTGTTGATGTTCAGCGCAAAGATGGAAAACCAGTTGAAGCATTCTTTGATGGAACAACTGGCGAATGCATGGGTTGGCACATGCTCAACGAAAAAGTCATTGGCGAGATTGCCGAGATTGACGGAATCAAGGTTATTTCATTTGCTGATGCAGCAGAAATTGCAACCAAGTCTATTGAAGGTGATGTAATCAGCGTTGATGCAGACATGTTTGAAGGCCGTGACGCTTTTGCCGTTGAAATTGACAGTCTTGACGGAAAGTCTTATGATGTTTTCGTATCTCTTGATGGTTCAATTCTTGGATGGGACGAATACGAGCCTGAAGAAGCAGCAGATATTGATGAAGAAATCGCTGATCTTGCATTGAAGGCAATGTATGGCGATGACGAGCGCATGGAAATGGCTAAGGGCGGAATGGCCATGCCTGATGGTTCTTATCCAATCAAGGATGAAGAAGACTTGAAGAATGCAATCATGGCTGTTGGTCGGGCTTCCAATCCTGATGAAGTCAAAATGCATTGCAAGAAGCGCGCCATGGAACTCGGTAAGGAAGACATGATTCCTGAGAGTTGGAAGATGGCGAACGAAGAGGCAGAATCTCTTGAAGACACTACTGAAGAAGCTGAAGAAAAATCAGCAGAAGATATTGAAGCAACAGAATTCCTAAGCAGTCTGCTGGAGTTTGAGATGCTTGCAACCGAAACCGATATTGAGGCATAATCATGGCACCAAAAGTACGCCAACCAGACAGTTCTGGATTTGTAGCACCAGAAGTAGTCGCCGTAGCTCCAGCAGTTGCTGAAGTGGTAGCTCCTATTGAGTCGCTTGTTGAAGTTACTGATGAACTAATTGTTGAAGAAGCAAAAGCTGTTCGCAAGCGTCGTTCAAACAAGGACGACAACGAATCTGAAGAAGCAGAAGAAGTTACAGTCGTAACTGAAAAAGCATCAGAGGATAAGTAAACCAACCGGGGAGTTCCGGAATGGGACAAAATAATAACTTTGACGCTAACCAGCGCATAAAATCCCTTCAAGATACTGCTGACTTTCACACCATTCGTTTTGCATCCAAGGGCTTCCTTGGGCGAACTATACGAGAAAATGATGCTGTTCCAAGTGTTGGAATAAGAGCCGCTATTCGTGCTGGTGCAATACCTGATGCAAACGGCAAGTTGCGCTGTCCACCAGGAACACCTAACGCAAACCAGTTTACCGATGTTCAGTTGTCTAACTGTGGTGCACCAAGTGCAAGAACCGCACTCAGTGCTGGCGTTGAAATGGCACAGCAAATTGGCGGAGACAACATAGGGCTTCAAAGTGACATAATTGCAGTAGATGCTATTTTGACTGATTTAGGAATTGCTAGTAATCCAGAATCTATGGCTAGGGCTGTAAAAAAAGTTCAGCAGATGTCTTTGGAAGAACGACAATTAGCTGCTCTGGCTATTGGCGGCAAGACAAAACTTGATAAAGAAAATAGAAGAATTCGCAATACTAAAGATTTCGTGAGTGATCCATCTAAGACTCCTCGTGAAAGAATGTCAGAAAGAATTGTTGATATTGCATCTGTAGGAAAAGACTTTTTTAAAGCTTCTTCTATTGACAACCCAACAGCACCTGAAGGTCAAGTATCAAGCGACGAACTACGGGCAGAGCAGACTATTAGAGCGCTAGGTGATGATATTTTAGATGCGTCTTCACAGAGGTTGGCTGTTTTGCAGGAATACCTATCGGATGTTTACAAGGTTGAGGAACATCTGGGAAAAAGTGCTGCTGCATTTAAAAAATGGCAAGATAATAAAACAAAAATAGCCGACGAATTAGCTGTTGAATTCCCGCTATTTATTAAAAGCAAGCACTTGGTATTTACCGGACGAATGGACGACAAACCAGACATTGCTC